CTTTATTAATTAAAGACAAGGCATTAATACCGTCAATAGTAAAAGCATCTCCTACTTTTATTACACCTGTTCCAGTATCAATATTAAGTTTCATTGAACGGTTATCAACATTATTAAAATCAGGTGCACCTGAAGTAGAGACAGGAATATGTTTCTGCTCTACATTTACTTCATAAATAATTCCACCCGTAGATGCTGGTAGAGTTGGAGTAAAATTAGCTTTGAATGAATCAAAAGTAGCTATTCTAGGAATTACAGACCGTTCAAATGCCGTTAACGAAACTCCAGTAGGTGGAGCATCACGTTTTGCAAGATCATTTGCAATTCCATTATAATCAACAGGATTCATTACCAAAGTACGAGCATCCATAATAGGAACATCTCTAAGAGACATTACCTCTTCAGCTCTAACCACTTGTGCATAAGTAGTTATTGCAGCAGATTCAGCTATTACCAATGTTCCTTTTTTCCCTATCTCATTAGCAATAAGAGTATCTACAATAGCCGATAACTTCTGAACAGCACTTTCAGCTTTCCTATCACGCTGTTGAGGATCATTCAATTCAATAGCATTCATTTTGAAGGGAATGTTTTTAATATCAGAAGGTGCTGCATCATTCGCATTCAATGTAGAAGGTACAGTTAACTGAGTAATATCTGCAAAAGCAGTTCCTGCTAAAACTAATCCATCTACATTAGTACTAATGTATGGGATAGGCCTATGTACTGTAAGAGCAGACCGTTCAAACTGCGTAGAAGGAGGCATAAACTTTCTAACCTGCTTTGCAGTTATATTATTAGGATTGAAACCTGCTAATACTTGATCAAAAAAAACAATTTCTTCTTTACTAAACGCATTTGCCATAACTATTACCTTTCAATTCTTATCCAACCCCTGCTTTTTGCTCTGCCTTTCTGCGTTTATCCTGATGTTCAAAAAACTTATCAAGATCTGCTTTAGATCCAGACTTAGTAGCTTTATCAAGTAACTTATCTGCTACTGCATCTGAGTTTTTTAAACCTGCAGGAGAACCACCTGGAAGAGGTTTATCAGGGTTAGGAGTTATTTTATTTTTAGGCTTGATCCTTAATTCAGATCTAAGCGTTCCAATTTCAGCAATGCCTAATATCGGATTAGAATTGATTAAACCTGCTATACGCTCTGCTTCATGGGGGTTTTTTCCCAGGTAATAAAGCAGTACTTGAGAATCATCAAAGGTATTGATCAAGTGATTAACCGTTTCATTACCCAGGACCTCAATTGCTTTATCCTCAACTGCTGCATAATCCTTAGCTCCAATTTCAGCAGCTCTTTCATAATGCTTGAGCTGCTTCCTTTCCAGATCCCTGGATTTAGAACTTTGATCAGTAGATTGAGTAAAACTTTTAGTTGATTCTGCTACCTGTTTAGCTACCTCACTCTGAATAACCGTTTGCTGATATAGATTTTGCTGCTCCTGGTACTTAGGATCTGCATAACCTTCATCAAAATTACTAGGATCAGGCTGCTTTACAGTAGGTTGTGCTTCCCTGGCTTGCTGTAATGCTATCTCCAGGATTTTATTCTTTTCATAGAGAAGAGCATTTTCAGTATTAGCTTCAGTAGTTTGCTGTCTTGCAGTTTCAACACGAGCGTTAAGTTTGTTTATTCGCTTTCTGATTCCGAAATGCTGTTGCTGTTTTGGAGGCTGTGATTCTCCTGCTTCACGGACAACTTCAAACTCTTGATCTTTTGGCGTTCCTTCTTCTGTTCCTTCTTCTGGACTCTCTTGCTTCTCTTCACTTTCGATAGAATCCGTAACGCCTGGATCTTCTTCCTGTGTCTGAACTTCATCCAGTTCTGCGGTTTCATCTCCCATATTTTTAGACCTCTTTAAGGTTAAGAGTAGACCTGGTTTATCGCTCCAGTAAGCGTAAGTAAAATACGTTATATTTAAGTATATATAACGCTATATAAATAAAAGATATTACAGTTAATCCGTTCCACCTTTTAAAGTACCTGATTGCCATGCACAATAACCTGCTACTCCAGAAATAGTAGTTTCAATCCTATTACCTACAGTTCCTATTGTCCTTGCACTTGCATTCATGTTTCCATTACCTAAATCTTGAGCCATTGCATCAAAATTTGCCCCTCCATTAACATAGGTCTTACCAGCTCCAGGACCTCCCATAATGCAGTTTGTTAAATGCAAAACGCTTTCCTCAATATTTTTACCTATTAAAAAATCCCATTTTTCCGTACCTAATTTGAATCGAGGAGTATAAACAATGTTAGCCAAAGTAATTTGCAATTCCTCATTATCAAAATTTTTATATACATTAAAAAGTCCTGAAGCATAAGTAGCCATAAATCCCCCTATATAGGTAATGATTGAACATTCTGAAAAACCTGACTCCTGATATCAGCTAAAGTTTTTGCTTGAGAAGTTTCAATATCAGCTAAGGTCTTTTGTGCTTGTGCCTGTTTAAGAACAGCACTTGCTCCTTTTTCGATAGTAGCTGCATCAAGATTCCTAGCTTCAGCTTCCTGTTGTCCTTTGACAGCCTCTAACAATTCCGCTTGAGGATCTGCTTGATTGGCTTGAGCCTGTTGAGCCTCCAGGATCATCTGCTTATCTTCATCTGTTTGTGGTTCAATCGTACCCTGCAATAACCTGATCTTTCTGTTGAGCTTTTTAATAGACTCTAATCCCGTTCCTGTCATGTTCTCTATAGCTACCCCTACCAGTTCAGGTATAAACGCTTGTGCTCCAGGAATAGGAGCTAAGGTATCAATCATCTGTAATGCAGTATCTGTTGTCTCTTGTCTTAGCGTTTCATATTGAGGACCTATATCAGCAAAGGCTCTAAACTTCTTCCTATCCAATGTATTCGATTCAATCAGCTTTCCAGTTTCTTCATCAGGGACCAATTTCATTAACTGGATAGTACTTTCAGATCCATCTTTTCCAATGGTCCTGATTATCCTAGGAGTTGTATAAAGTTCAGCTGCTTTAGAAGCATAGACAACACCACTCCATTCAATAGCAGATGCAATGTTTTCCATTACAGGTTGAGTAGTAAGATCCTGGATCTTCCTGGCTTCTTTGATAGCTTTACCGGATCTATCTGGATCAACAGTTTCTTGAGGAGCACTACCTGTAAACTGCTGGATCAGTTGAGGGACCATATTTAATAATCCTGCAGTACTACCATCTAATTGAGCTGGCTTTACATAACCTAAAGGACCTGCTTGAACTATCTTTCCATCTTCATCCCTTAAAGCATTCAACAGGAAATAAGATTTATTGGTAGGATTAGCCCAACTATCCATAATAGCTGGATCTCCCTGGACCTGATCAGGATCTAGGATAGGTTTGTCTGCTCCATTACCACTGGCATTTTCAGATAACTGTGATAGCTGCTGATTCAATAACCTGGAAGCATCTTTTAAATCCCTAACAAATCCCTTGTACCATTCAGTACCACCTACATAGATCCTATGCCCAAAGACAGGAATTACCGGGATGAATTGACCTGATATCCTTCTAGGCTTTTCAAGAAAACTATCTCCATTGAAAACAGATTTCATTATCTTTTTTGTTTTGAATTTTCTTTCTCTTACCTTTGTAAGAAAATCTATCTTCTTTAATTCATCCTCAATTTCCTTGTGCCTTTCTTCTGGATAGGTCTGCACTTCTCCTGTAACTAAATTATTGTAGATAAATACAATTTCATCTTCCTCAATAATCTCATAACGGGTAGCTACAAATACTCCATCAGCCTGATTAGTTATGAAGTTATCGAAATTCCTATTGTGAGGTTCATAAGCTGATACGGGACTGTTATCAGGAAATTCAGCTAAAAAAGATTTACGGGTAAACCTCTTTAACTTAGTACATCTCCTGGCATCACTCTTATCTATCATTTGAGAGGCATCTTCCCAAAAGACAGTATTATAAGCATTGAAAATGGATCTCCACTCTATCCTTTGCAGATCATTTTCAGGATCATCAGTATCAATAAAATCTTCACCTAATTCATAGCAGCCATATCCACAATTGATCACCTCTAATACAGCATTATCAATCGCTTTCTTTCCACTTCCCCTACGTCTGAAATCAGCCCTATGAATTCCATTTAATAATTCAGCATCATTATCTGATGTTTTCATATCATCCCCTGGCTTGTACTCTACTCCTACTCTGTTCTGATTCCATTCAGCCTGGACCCTGTTTAAAAAATTACCGATAATAGGGAATTGAAGCTTTACCCTGTTCTCAAGCTCTCTTTCAAAAAACCCCTCCCACATACCCCCAATGACATTTAAAAACCTCATATCTTCTTCTGCTGCATCTCTCTGATTCTCTACAGCATCAGCATCATTGATAATATCCTGCTTAAACCTGTTAAGCATTTCATCTTCTGATTCAGGTTCTTGAATAATAGGTTCTTTATCTTTGATATCAAGTGACATAAATTATCTTCCTAAATGTCCAAAGCGTTGAGTAGAAGGGACACGATCTACTACTTTTTTAACTGTTCGTTTTGTAATTGATTTAAACAACTTAGTGAAACCCCATACCAGGGCATCAACACGATCAGGAGAACCTTCACCTTCATATCCTCCAGCTGTCATTTTGCACATCTGATCCTCTAATTCATTAAAGGTCCCTACATGAGATATCTTTCCTAAATGATATAGAGCACTGATAGGTTCAGCCCTTACATGCTTACCCC